GCTGCATTGAAACTGGGAAAATCTACGAGTCACAATCAGCCGCTGCAAAAGCGATGTTCGTCAACCGCAGCATCATCTCCCGCTCCGTGCGCCGTGGTCACACTGCCAATGGCTATCACTTCGAAAAGATCAACCTATGAACACCAAATGCCCTGAATGCTCCGGCGATAACTTCAAAGTTATCAAGACCTACCCCTGTGAAGATCACACCCTGCGGCACCTCAAATGCCGTTCATGCGGCACAAACGTCTTCACGCATGAATACATTATGAAACAGGAGGAATACAGTTGGCAGCGCGTCAACAACACCTACAAGCTTCGGCTCAAGGCATGAACCAGTGCTATTCCTGGAAGACCATCGGCATCCCAGCGCCACAGGGCAGCAAACGTCATGTCGGCATGGGACGCATGATCGAGTCCTGCAAGGCACTGAAACCTTGGCGCGAAATGATAATCGCTGACGCCAAGAAGCTGGGAATCGAAGCACCGCTCGACACACCCGTTGGCGTCTCCTTGGTGTTCTGCTTTCCAAGACCTAAAAAGCATTTCAACAACAAGGGTGAACTGCTCGGCAAAGCACCGAAGCACAAGATGACCCGCCCTGACCTCGACAAGCTCACCAGAGCAGTGCTGGATAGCCTCGTGTACGGCGGTGTGATCAAGGATGATTCGCTGGTGTACAACATCTCTGCGCACAAGCGGTTCTGCGTCGGCAAAGAGGAACCAGGCGTCCTGATCACTGTTATGGACAGCAGCGATCTCCCGTTCCGCCCCTGACGTGCTATGATTTGCCTGCGATTGGATCGCCCTGTGCTGGGACAGTGGTCTCACCGGGGCGATTTTTTTATGCTGTGATCACACAGGAGGCAGCATGATCGAGATCGTATTCAAACCTGAAGAGATCATCGGCAAAATCACGGAACTCCAAAAGGTGCAGATTCCACGTGCTAGTGAAATTGCGTTGGCGCAAGCTGCTTACACTGCGTCTCAAGAACTGAAGTCACAAGCTAAAACGATTTTCAGCAATCCTGTTCCTTTTACGGTCAACTCATTTTTCTACAGACGAAAAGGTCAGCCAATTGTCACGGAAAGAAATGGTTTTTTTGAGGCGAAAATTTTCATTCGCGATGAAGCTCCCGGCGGCAATGCGCCGGCTCAATATTTGCTTCCTCAAATCTACGGAGGCAGGCATTTTCCAACGCGTTTCCAGGGCGCTCTATTGAACACAATTGTTCAAAACGCAACTGGCAGAAATGTGCAAGCTAGTCAGCGCGGCAAAATCATGATCCCAAATCTGCGTAGTCCTAAAACACGCGTCAACCAATACGGAAATATGTCACCAGGACAGTTCACGCAGATTCTGTCTGCCCTAAAGGGCAACATCAGCTCAGCCGACATCTACGGCGTGAGGCGGCGTGGTGAAGCACCAGTCAACGATCAGGCGCTCAGTAAGTACATCTACCTTGACGAAGAGAGCCTGTACGAACCTTATTTCCGCCGTCGTTTCACAAATTCACCCAAGCCTGGTATTTACTTTGTCGACAGACGCACCGCTGGCACGCGTTACTACCGCGTCATGACGGAAAGCAAAATACCTACCTACACCGGCAAATTTCCCTTCATTGACATCGCAAGCAACACGGCAAAGCAACGCTTCAATGAAGTTTTTTCGTCGATCATTTTGCGTTGAAGTTCTTGCGGGGTATCGGTTTAAAGGGCGAAGTTCTTGCGAGGTGTCGGTTTAAAAGGCCAAGTTCTTGCGGGAGGTCGGTTTAAAGGGCTATGTACCGGATCGAGGCCGGTTTAGGGTGAAAATGAGAATCGTTCTCAAAGGGTACGTTTGTACTACTGATAATGAGAATCATTCTCAATATGCGGGAAGGCGCATAGAGTCGGTGATAATGAGAATCATTCTCAGCAGCCAAGCGGCCACCTAGCCTCCTTGCAATTGCAACTCATTCTCAATAGCAGTAGGCGCACCTGTCCTAGGTGAGAATCGCCGCGAGACTGAGAGTGGCTCTCCTTATATATGGGTCGCAATGCCGCGACCGTTTGCCTAGGTGCAGCCCATACCGTCGCCCGCTGCTGCTGTGCCAGACAATGCGCCAAACCGCCAAACCGGCTCACGGTGCCGCATGCTGTGACAATTGCCAAACCGCCCCAGCTTTCAGCACGGACCCGTTGCCGCCTACCGGTAGGCGCTATCATTCACACATCGCCCGGATCCAATCGCTCACCGGGCGACCCTGAAACCGTGACCCTTACCGCTCTGCTGTGGCTGCTGCTGCCCTTGCTGGCTGTGGTTGCCCTGATTGATCTGGCCACAATGTCGACCGAACGCCGCGTTCGCCTGCTGCGCACCGCCGGCTTGTCACAAGCGGCCATTGCCGCCCGTCTTGGCTGCAGCCGCTATCGCGTCCGTCTCGCCCTTGCTGTCGCATGATCGGTCCCATCCTTCCCGGTGAATCCGTCGCCGCTATCCGTTCCGTTCCCTCACCCGTTACCACCACCACCGCCCTGCCATTGAACGCCCAACTCTGGCCATCGGCCGCCGATGAATTTCAAGAACAGGCCGCCGACTTTATGGCCGCTCACCCTGAGTTGCCGGATGGCTGGCTGCCCGATCCTGAAGACGTGGCGCCATGGTGGCATCTTGACGCTGAACCTTAAGAATTCCAACAATGCAAACCGTTCTACTGTTCAAAGCCACAAACGACCGCAACGGCAACCCGTGCCGCGTATTCGCATCGTTTGATCAATTCGGCCGGATCACTGGCGCATGGGACGAAGGCTATTCGGGGCATCATGCTGTGCCGCCTGAATTGCGCACCATCGCCGCCGGTTGTCACGCGATAGCCGTGAGCCAGGCAACCTATCGCTCGCTTTTGCGGCAAGGGCAGCAAGGACTGCGATTCTCTCCTGTTTGATTCTCTCCAATCGCAACCCACACAATGGCCAAACTCTCAGATCTCAAATTTCACCTGACCCGCGTCAGTTCAAACGTAAAGACGGGACCGATACCGGTCAGCACGTCATCCCGCGTTACCTGTCCCGCGTCTTGCCCGTTTGCTGGTAACGGTTGCTATGCAGAATCGGGACCGCTCGCCCTGCATTGGCAAAAAGTTACAGCAGCCGAACGCGGCGAACCGTTGCCCCGCTTCCTTGCTGCAATCGCTTCCCTGCCCGTTGGCCAAATCTGGCGGCACAATCAAGCGGGCGACCTGCCCCACAGTGCAGGCCGAATCAGCCGCCGATTCATTCGGGCAATCATCGCCGCAAACCGTGGCCGCAATGGTTACACCTACACTCACCACAGTCTGGCCATCGGCGAGAATGCGTCGCTGATCCGTTCGGCCAATCGCAACGGGTTTACCGTTAACGTGTCGACCGAAAGCATGGCCGCCGCTGATTCAGCCATCGCCGCCGGTTTGCCTGCTGTGCTGGCTGTGCCATCCGATGAAGAACGCGTCACCTGGCAAACAGCCGCAGGCAATCGCGTTTTAGTCTGCCCAGCCCAGCGCAGCGACACCAAAACCTGTGCCGATTGCAAGCTATGCCACAAACGCGGGCGACGTGTGATCATTGCATTCCTTGCGCATGGGATCGGCAAACGCAAGGTGAACGCCGCAATCGCAGCCGCAACCTAACGCCGCCACACAATCCGCCACCATCGCCCGGCCATTCGGTCGGGTCTTTTTTTGTGCCTGCCATTGCTGAGAATGACCCGCAATTGCAGCGACCCTAGGGGCAGCCGTGGCTGGTGAGAATGAGAATCAATCGCAAGAATTGGCGAGAATGAGAACCGTTCTCACGGTGAGACAAGAATGAGAATGATTCTCAATTGCGGGTCCTTCCTGCACCCTGCGGCACAGGTAATTTCGAACCCCTTTCTACAGCTAGCGGTAGGGGTATGCGTGTCGCAGCATTCCCACATGAGACGCACTTAAGACGCCAAAACGCAAAAGTTGACCATTATATGCGCCAAAATCGTTACGCGGCACTATTTCGCTTAAAACGGCGCTGTTGGCCTTAAATTGCTTGTATGCAGGTCTGCAACACCAAGGAACTGGCTGAGGAGCTGGGCATCACGCAAGCCCGGATCAGTCAGATGAAGAGCCAAGGGCGGTTTGACGGCTGCTTCGCGGTGAACAGGAACAAGATCGAGTGGGACAAGGAGGCGGCGGTCAAGGCGTACAGGGAAGGCAACCCGTTGGCCAGCGTGAGTCCCACGCGTCGCAAATCAGAAGACCTTGAGATTCCGACATTCAATGAAAGTCGTGCGAAGTCTGAGCATTTTCGTGCGGAGCTTGCTCGTTTGGATCTGGAGGTCAAAGAGGACCAACTCGTGGAAGTTGCTCGTGTACAGCGGGAGGCTTTTACTGCTGCTCGTGCTGTACGGGATGCTCTGGGTAATATTCCTGATCGCGTTAGCAACCAGTTGGCTGCGGAGTCGGATCCTGTTGTCATCCACCAGACGCTGACCGAGGAGATTCGCAAGGCGTTGGAGACGTTAACCGATGCGTGACGGAGCATTGCTGTATCGGCAGGCATTTCGCGATGGCCTTCGCCCTGACCCTGATCTGTCCGTGAGTCAGTGGGCGGATCTGTACCGGATGTTGTCCAACAAAGCCAGCGCCGAGCCGGGACCGTGGCGGACGGAAAGGACTCCTTACCTCAAGGAGATCATGGACTGCATGTCTGCCAACTCCGCCGTTCAGAAGGTGGTATTCATGGCTGGTGCGCAGCTTGGCAAGACGGAAGCGATCAACAACGTGGTGGGCTACATGATCGCCCATGCTCCCGGTCCAGCACTTTTCGTGCAGCCGACGATTGAGATGGCTAAAAGATTGTCAAAGCAGCGGCTTGATTCGCTGATTCATGAGACACCGTGCCTTGCCGACAAGGTCGCTCCTGCTCGAAGCCGCGATTCAGGCAACACGATGTTTTCAAAGGAGTTCCCCGGTGGGATCCTGCTACTCACGGGTGCCAACAGTGCTACGGGCTTACGGTCTGCTCCTTGTCGCTGGGTGCTTCTTGATGAGGTTGATGCTTTTCCGAGTGATGTGGACGGTGAAGGCGACCCTTGTGCATTGGCTGAGCGTCGTGCGTCAACCTTTTCTCGTCGGAAGATCATCCTTACGTCCACGCCAACGGTAAAGGATACGAGCCGCATTGAGACGGAGTATCTGGCATCTGATCAACGTCGATATTTTGTCCCGTGTCCACATTGCGATCACATGCAATGGCTGCAGTGGAAGAACCTGCAGTGGCGTGACGGTGATCCAAAGACTGCTGCGTATGTCTGCGAGGCTTGCGGGGCGCACATACCAGAGCATTACAAGAGTGAAATGCTGCGCAAAGGTGAGTGGCGTGCGACGGCCACAAGCCAAGATGCAAGGACGGTTGGATTCCATTTGTCCTCCTTATACTCTCCACTTGGCTGGAAGAGTTGGGAAGAAATTGTTGGCGAATTTTTACGTGCGAAGAACGACGCTCCGTTGCTGAAGACGTTCGTTAATACCATTTTGGGCGAGACTTGGGAGGAAGAAACTGGGGCAAAACTTGGTGCCGATAGCCTTTCTGAGCGAGCCGAGTTCTATCCCGCCGGTGAAGTCCCGAAAGGTGCTTCGATACTGACTGCTGGCGTTGACGTGCAGGACAACAGGGTCGCTGTTGGGCTTTATGCGTGGGGTGCTGGTGAGGAGAGCTGGCTGATCAGTCACACAGAGATTTACGGCGATCCAGCCGGACAAAAATTGTGGGAACAAGTTGATGACCTCTTGCTAAGGGATTACCCGCATGCCGATGGCGGAAGACTAAAAGTTTCGGCAATTGGTGTTGACTCCGGTGGTCACTTCACAAGCGAAGTGTATGCGTACGCCAGAGCCAGAAAGGGAAAGGGTGTGTTTGCTTTGAAAGGGCAATCGGTGCGGAACAAACCGCCTATTGGGAAGCCTTCCAAGGTGGATATTAACTACAAAGGGCAAGTTTTGAAAAATTCAGCCGAGGTGTTCCCTGTCGGTTCTGACACGATCAAGTCAACGTTGTTCGGCAGATTGAAGCACAACGAGCATGGCGCGGGGTACATTCACTTCCACGCCGAGGCCGGTCAGGAGTACTTCAAGCAAATCACGTCGGAGCGTCAGGTCGTCCGCTACGTCAAGGGTTTTGCGATTCGAGAGTGGAAGAAGCGACCGGGTGATCGCAACGAGGCATTGGACTGTTTTGTGTACAGCTATGCGGCGCTGCACTTTCTGTATATGCGCTTCAACAGGAACACGATTTTTGAGCAGTTTGAGCGGAGTATTGGCAAGGCTGCGAAAAAAGCAGATACAAGTGACGTATTGCCTGACAAGCCGATAG